ACCATTACCATTTAGTGTAAGTGCAGTTACATTTGATGTAGCGTCCCATTCAATCTCTGTTACTGAACTAACAGTCCACTGACAAGCAACGATTGATACTCTAGGATTGGTAGCCGCACCGGCAATTTCAGAAACATCTACTACCTTTAATGCGGTTGCGTTTGTTCCTGTAATCGTATGCTTTGTGATAATTTCAAAGTCCGAATCAACTATTGTCTGTGTTGCAATGGCCATTATCCACTCCTAAATTGATAACATTTCTTTTTCAAAATAATTCATCAGGTCTTTTTCCGCCACCTTAAATTTTTTTGAAACATCTTTTATAGTTTTCTCAAAAGTATTTAGGAAATCTGAAGGTTTAGAATCCATAATGTTGAAAATTTGGTCAACAGCGTCCTTCATCTTCGGAGACAATTTCTTATACTGCCGAGATTTTCTATGTTCATCCTTTTCAATAACGGTTGAACTATATACTTCTTCAAGTGTCAGCATCAGTTTCCTCTGGACTAACATTATTTACAAAAGTTTTTGAATAATCTTTTCTTTTAACTTCAAGAGCATCGCCAACTTTTGTAGAAATAGAACTTTTAAAAGCAGCTTCTGCTTCTATGTTACTTCCTGATACAATCGAATCTACAAATTCTCTACTCATTGTTTATTTCCTTTCTTCACATTATCTTCTTCATCTTTATCATCTTCTAAACCCAATTCCTTATTGACACGATCAGTAGGGTCCATATAAGGATCAACAGGATTGCCTTCTGAATCAGATGGGTATCTTTGAATACCATCTCCTCCATCTGGAACAACAATTCCACCATCCATTGGGTCTTTTTCAACTTCTTTCTTAATTTGGTCACGCATCTCTTGAATTTCTGCATCAGTCATGCGTAATACTTTCTTCAGCACATATTCTTTACTAAAGAATGTTCCAATATAAGCTTCAACTGTCTGCAATTGATTAAGTCTATTCTCCAAAAGTTCTGCATCTTTAAGTTCTGCAAAATGACCATCTGCAAGATAATCATATTGAATATGTTCTTGTATTTCAGGCCAATCTTCTGGAGCAATAATACCTTTTAGTAAGAGTTGTGTTTTAAGAATGTCCGTGAACAGTGGAGAAAATTTCTTACGAATTCGTTGTACAAACTTTGTAAACTTTAATTCATCCCTTGTTATTTCTGTTGAACGACCAATACTAAAACCACCTTCAGCTTCCATACGAGAACTTGGGACATTCAATGAACGATACAATTTTGTACGGAAATATTGAATGTCATCAATCTCTCCAAGATTAGAACCGCCTGGCAAAGTAGTAATTTCTGTACCTCTACCACCTTCTCTTCGTGGGAGCCAAAAATCTTCTAGCATACTCATATGATTTCGGTCATCACGAATTTCACCAGTATTTGCATCATACACAAGTTTATTGCGATAACGATTCATTACATCTTTGAGATATTGCTCTGCTTTAATCTTTGGAAGATTGCCTACATCAATATAAAAGATGCGCCGCTCTGGGGCTCTTGAAATACGATAGATAACAAGCGCATCTTCAATCATACGCAATTGATTGACAGGCTTGATTGCTTTATGTAGATAAGAAAGTACCCGACCACTATTACCATCAATCAAACCAGAAGGAACATAGGTAATAGAATCTTTAGATATCTTTAGACCTTGGCCAACCATACCCATAGAAGACGGAGATACTCCTTTTTCATTATATATAAAATACTCCTCAACTCTTTCAGTCATTGCGATTCCAGTTTTAGAATCAACACCTTTCTTAACTTCTCTGACCTTTTTGATTTTCATCGAATCAATATATCTTAATTCTGTAATTCCTTTTCTTGGATTTTTAGAATCAATAATTTTATGATAATAGATTCTACCATCTACATACCACCGCCGAAAAACATCATGGCCTTTTTGCTCAAAGTTTAAAAGACGTAAAACTTCATCAAATTCTACTCTAATTTTTCTTTTAATTGTATCTGGATAAGGTAAACGATCTAAAGATATTGCGACTGCTTGATCATTTTGATTAGCAACAATACCTTCATTTACGATATCTTCAACGGCTGTATCACACTCTGCCTGTTGAGCAATATCACGATATCTCCGAATTAAATCTAAATCGGTTCGTTCTCTACCATCTGTGTCTAGGACTTGTCCAAAAAAACCACCACCAGCAACATCAATGGTGCCGTCATCAGGACTTGGGGTGGAGAATGTATTTTCCCCACCCGAATCCTTAGCTGATCGTTGTATACTGAATCCAAAAAGTTCGGCCATAATAACTCCTACTGTGTTATACTATTTAGTAGGTTCAAATTAGAAGTTAACCCCAGAAGCTTCAAAGTGTTGATATCTCCAAGTTACTTCAAAGGTTTCAATAGCATCAGAAGCCTCATTTGTAAGTTCAATTGAACTAATTGTTGTAGGCCAAGCACTTCTAAAGATATAACTCTTTAGAATTGTATCATCACGATCCAAATGTTCTACAGTTAGATCAGTCTGATAATCAGCTGGTGCAATAACTCCTGTACCCTCAGCAAGATCATTAATACCATTAGACCATCGTTCCATTGCATTACGGATCATGAAATCTGTATCATTCATAAACGTAGTTGACCAAGTTTCCTCAAAACTCCTATCTCCAGCAATATAAATTTGCCGTCCACGGAAAGGAATTGCAATTTCTGCCAAAGTTTGAGCAGGAAGATTTGATGCAGTTACAAGAAAAGAAGCTCTACGAACATCAAGTCCGATTGCAATGCCCGGAGGCGAAGTAACCGTTACCCGATATTGATTTGCTCGTGCGCCACCACCAATTAAGTTAGCTTTAAAGTCATCTATTGCAGCCATGATTAACCTCCTACCTCACTAAACGATACACCAGTTCTCACTGCTACAAAGTTTAGTGTAATGAAGTTAATCGATCTAGCGGGTTTAATGTAGATGTCTCCAATAAACTCGTTTCTATCAATAACCTCACCTGTGTTATTTGTGCTGTCACATACAACCTTAAAGTCAGAGATACCGCGTCGGCCTTGAACATCTCTCAAGAAAGGTTCTACCAGATTACGGAATTGAGCCCTTGTAAATTCATCGTTGAACTCAAAGAGCATAAACTTAGCAGCAGTTGCGATTGCCTTTTCTAGAACCAAGAACAACCTACGCACGTTAATCCTATCAAACGCGCTGGGTTTTGCAAGAGAAGTCTTATCACCAAAAAGAACCACGCCTTGGCCTGGGAAGTTGACAACAGGATTAACCCGTGCTTGATAAAGAATATCTCTATCTGCCTTTTTAGGATTTAGGGACAATTTAATTGCACCCCGTACATTACCCCGATTATAACCAGCAGGAGAGAACCAAGGATCAGCAACAGCATCTGTATTTGCACAAAGACCAGCAGTATCACCGTTCATTGGAACATAGCGATATACATCATTGTACTTATCATACATGTACTTGTATGTACTGTCAAAAACCATGTAAGATGATGCAGGGCAAAGATCAAATGCTGTCTTTACATTATTGACTGCCCTAGCAGATGTTGCTGCAGAACTTGCAACACCAACTGTCGCAGAACGATATGGAGAAACAAATCCCACACAATCTTTTCTAGAGTCAACAAGAGCTGTAATCATTGTTACATGAGTGTCTTGAGTAGCAGCTGTATCACCAGCACCACCGCCTTTACCACCAACTACAAGATTAATGTCATGAGTCTCTGTGTCTGCAAACTTATCATATGCAAGTTCCAGTTCACCAGCAGTGACAGCATGATCAGTTGTTCCTCCGGTAAGAGAATCAATTGTAATTGGTATAACTGAAGTGTAAGTAGTAGTTGTATCTGTACCCCAGTTTGAACCAGCAGAAATATGATCTGTCCAGTAGATGAAATTTGATTCTCTGAAAATTACGTCTGCATAGTAATTACTATTACCCTGAGCAGTTCTAGCAACTGAACTTTTTGACATACTTGCAAAGGTTTCTATAACACTAGAACCTCTCTGACCAGCAACATCAGCATCGTATCCAGTGATATCACCTGTTGTGTCATAAACAACAACATGCATTTCATCACCAGAACCACGAGCATTATCTGTAGCCCACTGAGAAGTGCCAGGTGCATTTGCAAACAAATCGTGATATTTCCACTTACGTCTGATGTATGAGTTGTCTGGAATAGTATTTTGTAGACCAGCACCGTTTGGATCATCTTTTAGACGAATTGTTAAAGTGTCACTTGAGATTGAAACAACATCATATTCGTTAAATTCATCAACTGGAACTGTACCAGATGAATCGGAGAAGAATGAAATTAAATCACCTACGTTAAATGCGTTGCCAGACAAGTCTGCGTCATCAACTTCAAGTGTTGTTGCACCGGCAGCATCTTCTCCAACAGTCAAGTTGGAGCCAGATAATACTTGTTCAAATGAAGTTGCAGTCGCACAAATTTGAACACCAATTGAGTTGCCCCAAGTACCAGCAGTACGGGCAGTCCACTCACCATGAGAACCTTGTCCTGTGGAGAAGGATGCCTCATAATGATCTTCATCACGAATGAGAATGCCACTATTCGCACCAGCGTTTAAAACTGCTGATTCACAGCGAACAACTTTAATATGATTAGAATATTGCAAGAAATTTGAAGCAGAAAACCAACTTTCAAACTGATTACTTGTAGAAGTTGGTTTACCGAA